TACCCGCGTCAAGGCTGTTGAGGGTAAGCTGACCTGGCAGACTATTGCCGCCAAGGCTTGAGTTTGATTTGGGATAGACCAAAGAATAAGTGATAGGGTCGCCCTGCCGTTATGGTGGGGCGGCTTTATTCTTTGATGATGATAGGAGATGGAATATGGCGAATCTATCATTGAGGGAAGTGAATCAGTCACAGCTGGAGTCCGCTCCTATTGTAGATGGGCAGCTGATCGTCTGTAAGGACACGGGTAATATGTATCGTGATTTTGGCAAGACACGCATTCAGGCTGGACGCGATATTGAATTTGTGGCTGAACTGCCTCTTGCACCGATCAATGGGAAAATCTATGCCATGCGCACTGGTGAGATGTGGGCATATGAAAACGGAACATGGACAAGCATGAATCCGAAACCGGAAAGAATTACGAATACACAGATCGATGAGATTTTGAAATTATAATAAGGAGGAAACAATTATGGCTTTTC